CATCTATGTCAGCACACTCGTCCAACACAAGGAAATCAATACCAACCCCCCTCAGTGAATCTTTGTTATCTGCTCCTCTGAGGCAGATACGAGAGCCGTTCTTCAATGTTATGGTTAGTTCTGCTTCGTTGATACGTTTGACCCAACGTAGATCTTTTAACACCTGTTTTAATTTTACCCAAGCAATAGATTTGGATTGTCTATAGGATGGAGAACAATACCATACCAGTCTGTTGGGTATGCGAGCGATATAACATAATTCTCTGATTGCTAATGTGGTTTTGCCAAATCGTCTGCCAGTGACGAGTACTCTAAAACGAGCCTTGTCATCAGCAACCTTTTTTTGAGGTTCTGATAATTTCATTTGTTTCTAAAAACCACCACCATCAATGGTTTGATATATCCTATTTTTGTGGGTTTATCCTCTGTGCCATCGTCGTGTCCAAAGTGATGTCCATATTTGGGATTTCTTAAGAAACGCACTTCCGCATTTGGATTATGGTATATCCATTCGTGAAAGTATTTGGTATGGGTTGAGGCTGGTATCAAAAACACACCTGTAAAGTTTGGGGTCTTGGCCGCTTTCTCTACAAACTTGCCAATCTTGCCATCAAACATTGGATGGATATAGGCCACTTCGCCTGACCAATCCTTGTCAAGGGCATTATTCTCCTGTGTGTAATATTTTGGTAATAAATGGTTTTCATCTGAGGCACAACAATCAACCGTGAATTTGAATTCCGCGGTCAATGTTTCCCATATGGGTTTAGGTGTTCTTAGATATTTGAATTGCTTATTATATTGAAATCTGTTATCGTCAGATCTAAAGTTTTTTTTCATTAATATATCTCTAAATGATATAGTAATTATTCTTCCCAAGGAAGCGGCTGTGTATTTTCTTCGTCTGTGGGCTGATCTGCTTGTCCAAGGTATTGTTTGCCCAACCACATCTGCATACGAACATCGCCCTGTAGGGCTTTGTCAAACTGTGCTTTTCTTAATGATTTTTTACCTTCTGAACGAGCCTTCTCAATCACGTGTTTGAATCTTTTTTCCAAATTGTGGACTGTGGTGCCCACTATGTCAGCAATCTCTTGATAGGTACAATGGATTGCGGCCAATTTAAAAATTAGGTCATGGTCCAGTTTGTATGTTTTTTTGTTTTGATCTGACATTATAATACTTTCTCTTTAACCACTATTCTGAATGAACGAGCATCTGTGTCACCTTGTGAGGTTGTGATCACACATTTGATAGTGTAGATGTTGCCATTGCTACCACCTTCCAATCTTATGTTTACCAACACTCCACCTGTTACCAACACATCTGTGGCCGCATTTGTAGGGAATGCCAATGGTGTGGCATCACCTGATATGGTTGAAATAGTTACTGTTGAAGAACTGATAGAATCACCTGAGTTTAGATAATCTGTAAAATCTAATCCATATTGAACATTGGCATCTTTGTCCTTCTCCCCATAGAGGCCATTGTTATCACGTCTGAAACCTGTCAAATTAGACATTATTGTTCGCTCCTAATTCTTGGTGTTGCATAGATATTGCTGAATGGTGGTCGTCTCAATTTCAAACTCCTTGTTTCTTGTGGAACAAGATATGCTCTTGTTTCTGCTGTTATCATATTTACTCTATTTTCTTCATTTACCAATGTTTGTCTATTTTCCGCAGGCACCATAACGGTTCTGATTTCCTGTTTAACCTTGTAGATGTTCCATGGATCTGCTTGGTAGAACAATCTTGCAATGCTAAGTTCTGATGCCAATACAGATAAAGCCAATGACGGACCATATATCTCATTACCAAGGAAATCTGAGTTGATCTCAACCGCAAATTGTGATTCACCGCTGGGTTTGAAAGTGGGTTCAACCGCGAATGTGAAAGCCGCATCTATGTCAGCGAATGTGTCAGTAATAGCATTTGCAGTAAGGACTGCGTTGAACGCTCCAGTTATAAAGATACCCTCATCCAAAGCATATTCAATATTGGCTGTAAGATCTGGAGCAAATGCTCCTGACATATCTATACTGACATCTATAATTCCATTCGCTGTAAAGTTGGTTGCGAATGTTGATTCTATCACATCAGGAATACCTTCCTGTTCATATGCTGAATTCTCTGCTAAAGCAAAAACACCTGTATATTCTAAGGCATTGCCAACATTGAGAATATTTTTAGCACGGGAAGTGAAAACACCTCTCCAATCTAATGTATAACTCTGTTCCCATACATCATCAGGCCAGTTGTCCCAAGTGGATTCATTACCAATCCAAGTGATCGTAGGCCAGTCATCCCAAGCAGAATTTTCCAGGAAGTTCCAGTTGTATTCACCCTGATCTGATACGAAACCATCTTCTACGAAACCTGATTCAAAATAGATGTTAAGGTTGAATGTGTTCCAACTGTAATCCGCGTTGATGTCATAGATCAACCCCGCTGATTGTGTCTGTGTGAATGCTGATGTTAAACTTAATATATCTCCGTGTTTAAATGCTGTGGATACAGATAAAGTGGATGATCCTGCGATATTGGCTTCACCCAATTTAAGGTTGGCAGTAGAAGCCAATAAATTGGTTGTTGATTCAAGACTCTTTGTAAATCCTATAATAAAAAATGGTGTTACGGTTAAAGTAGAACTACTGGATAAAGATACTGGAGCAGATATTTTTAGATTCTTTGATTCTTCATTTAACGAGAATTGCGATGTCTGATCTGATTGTCCGTGTTTCGTAAGAGCACCAGTGGCAGATAGAGTAGAAACACAATTAAATTCTAAAGCATCATCACCATTAAGGCCATCTATAATATGATTATAAGCCTCCCAGGTTCTTACTAATGTTCCAGTTGATGATAATGAGTGTGTGAATGTTTCAGTTGAACTTGTATCAAAGGACACAGAAATATTGACTCTACTAATATTATTACCAGTTGTTAATTGATTTTGATTAGCATTTGCTAAAAAAATATCAGATCCAGTTACTGTTAAAGTTCTTGATGGGAATGTATATGATTTAGGAATACCTTTATCATTATTATAAACAATATCATTAACACCATTTACTGTTCTTATCCAAGAGGTTGGACTACGATACAATCCATAAACATCAGTGGTGTAAAATGAAGTTTCAACATCGTATCTATTGGTTGTATATTGTGCTGATATGGTTTGCGTTGTAGTGCCAGTATATACTGCCTTACATTGTGTGGCAGGAATACCCTGATATGATTTTAAAGCAGGATCTGATGCCTTGGCCTGTAATCCAATTATAGATTGCTTTGAATCAGGACTGGTTCCATTTGATGGAGAATAATTGACATTTAAAGTTGTTGTGTTAGTGCCGTTGGAATTGAAAGTCCAACTCGCTCGCGTTGAATCATCAGCAAATCCAGGACGAGCATTGGATTGTGATTGAACACCTACCTCTAAAGAATAGTTGCTATCTGTAGTTGTGTATCTATTGACACGATTGGTGCTCACAGGAGATCACCTCCTCAATTAAGCAAGACTTATGCTTAGATTGCCCTGACTCACCGTGAACTGATCGCCTGAAGAAACTGTTTTGCTGGTTGTCAGTGCTCCATAAAACAGAACATTGCCATTTGTTAAAGCATCCATAATTGCGATATGTGTCACAATTTGACCTGTTCCACCTGCTGTGTTGTAGTTGGCTGTTGCCACTGGGAATGATACATCAATATTGCTTGTTATCGTTCCATCTGTTGATGCTCCCGCATTTCCAAAAGTAATTGACTGACGAGCATATCCTGTTCCAGATGTTGTGATTTCATAATAACCCCAGTTGCTTGAACTGGCTGTATCGTTTGTGCCTGTTTCTAATGGACCTGATGCTCCACTTAATACTGGTGATCCGCTGTTATCAGCGAATAGTGCCACAAATACCGTTGATGGTGCTGTGTAGGCTCTTGCTCCTCCACCACCCAAGACATGATCTAAAAGTTCATTCTCTAAATAATTTGACGCCGCATTTGACATAATTGTTGTCTCCTTTTTTGTAATATTACAAGAATATTTATACGATTATTCAAAGGCAATGGTAACTGAAGGCACTGATCCTGGACTAGAGGAACCTTCATAAAATAAACCTCTATATCCATTTGAACCAGTGATTGTTATAGACTTTGTGCTTGACGGTGCTGTCAATGTAGTTCCTGGATAATAAGTG